AACGGCACTGCGGATGCCAGCCCGTGAATTTAAAGTTTTTAGGGTACTTTCCTTGCAGCTCATCGCAAATATCCGTAAAGGGCTTGCCGTTCAGCGTGTGGTTGTTAGACAGCCTGATTTCAATGCCTACAACAAAATCAAGCTGCTGCCAACGCTCATAGTCTGCTGTGTGATATGCCATGTTATTTTCAGTACGGGCGAGGCGCATGGCATTTTTATACGATGAACGGTAAACACCCGCACCAGGATGATAACTTTTTGCCGCCTGTGATAAATGCAACTGCCCGTGTTCGTCCCTTACACGGCGGAAAAGCCAGTCGGGTTCGCGGAGGTATTGTTTCAGTTCCCGCGCCGTTTCCGTAGCAGGCAGTCCGTTGCGGATGCCTAAATCCAAACCCATTTCGATTTCAGCCTTGAATTGGTCGGTATAATTCCAGACACGGTCGGACAGGTTTAATCCTGCCGTTTTTCGGGTTATGAAAGCCTCAAGAGCTTTGTCGTTGTTATTATAATATTTCCGCTCCTGTTTTTTGCTAAGTTTGTTTTTGTTTTCGCCGAATACGCGGTCGCAAAGGGCGTTGTTTTTATTGTTTGCCAATGTCCATTCCGAGCGGACACCGTTCACAATAGCCGTCTCAACGTTTTTTTGAAGCGATTTTATAAGTTTATCAATACGCGCCTTTGTCTGTGGGTAATCGGCAAAAGAAAAAGGTTTGTCGGGGTTTAAATCATGAATGGACATACCGATAGCTGCCGCTTCCTTTACAGCCATGTCGAATATCTTATCAACTTGGCGTTCCGTTAATCCTAAATTGATAAGATGTTGTCTGTCCCATTTATTCAGTTTTTTCGGCATTCAATAAAATTAATCCTGTGTCATTATCGTATATTTTTGAGTAAACCTTAAACGTTGTTTTATAATGAATTATAAAATCACCAACATTCGGTAGATATTCCCCTCCAATATCCATTCTAAGTTGGAATTGAATTTTTGTTTTTTGTTCGTTCAGGTAGCAGGATGTCATATTAACAGAATATTTAGTCTATTTGCAACGCGCCAACAACAATTTGCAATCCAACCCACAAGATAGGCAAACGGCTCTTCGCTGTCTATTTCCTGCCCCATGTGTTGAAACATATAACCTGCTGCGTGTACGGCTTCATGCGCTATTATATTACATGTCATGTTCTTTCGTTTCGCGTACACTATTAGTACGCCGTAATTGTCAGTCGATACTTCCGACACAGGAAATGTCAGTGCACAAAAATTTTGTCCCAAACCATATTCTTCAAATCGGATTATCTCGCTGGTTTCTCTATCTCGAAATAAACCATTTAAATCCGTTCCGTCCTTTGAAACGGCAACCCATAATCTTTGGGGATAAATAACAGGGTCAAATTGTTTTACACTCATTTTGATTCAGCCTCTTTTTCAGCGCTATCTTGTTCGATTAGAAGTATATACTTATCGTTTATCGTGTCGCCGATTTTTATCCTTCCTTGTTCGTGCAGATTCTTCAAAGCCATAGTTACTTCCCCGTCGATTACTCTGTAAACCTCCAGCTTCAGAGCATGGCATATAGCATAACCGCGCTGTTTTTTCTCGTTTTGTATAGCCCTTATAATTTCAATTAAAATATCTTCCATAATATTATTCTGTTGGTTCAAACACATCTAAATTACTTTCTTCTTTGATTTGCTTGAGTGTTTCTTCTGGATTGTCAGACCATCCCAAGTTTTGAATACCCTCCAATTGCGACATTATCGCCTTTCCGCCTGTTGCCGTCATGATATTTCCGATAGTATCCTTGTCGTCCGTTATTGTGAACGGTACTATCTGATTTTCGACCTGCAACCCATCAATCGCTTCCTCCATTCCCGACATCATTATCTTTAAAAATGCCTTGATAACATTTATTTCCCTGTCGAACATTTCAAGAAAACGCCCGCTTTCCTGTGTAACTTTCAGCATAGCATCTATCAGCAGCATTTTGCGGGATTCGCCCGACATGGGGGTTGTTTTCATGTTATCGTAGCTTATATCAGGCAGCTGCAACTGTGTGAAAAACGATTGTTTCAGTTCGTTGGTAAAGAATTTCAAGTTTTCAATAGCCTGCTCCCAAGTAACATATTTTAAATCAGAGCCTTTTGGGTATTGCGCTACCATTTTAAATTCCTCGTTCTCGCCTTTTTCTGCATTAAAAGGTATTTCTTCATCAGCAAAAAGCGCTATGATAGGTTTTAAGTTTTTCCGCAAATAATTTCCATTCCTGCTGAACGTCCACTCACGCTCGTAAACAAGGTTGGATAAATCTTCCCATATCGGGGTCGGACGGAAGCAATATACCGCAGGTATTTTCCCAATAGAGTGCGGTTGTTCTTCCTTTTCCCAATTACTATCCGCTTTTATATACCGTATATGCCTATCGGAGGTATAGACATCAAAATACTCTACATCTGTATCATCTTCCTTACGTTTGTAATTGAATGATAGAGCTGTTAAATCGTCTGTTTCGGCATCAAAAAGCGGATAAATTCCGTCCTCTTTCATCTGTGAGTAATGACGGCAACGGAGCTTTAACTTGCTGTCAAACCCGTAGATATTATTGGGTTGCTCAATAGCAAACCACATGGTTGCGACTTCACATCCTGCAAATAACATCCTGCTGCGGTCAATATTCACCGTGTTAATCTTGTTTTGCTTTAATATTGCCTCTATTGCCGATGCTACTTCTGCTTCTTTGTCATCTTTCGGCTTGTAAACCCTTTTCACTGGGATACCGAATGATAACCCTACCATGCGATCAACCGCCAGCCTCTGCAACCCCTCAATCACGCGGGTAACCTTTTCTACCTTTCCATTGTTTTTATCAACTATATCCGTATAGGAGGGGTCAGTTATAATTGGATGTTTCTTTGGATTGTATTCCTTTTCCAAATCTTCCCAATCAGGTATTTCAACCGTTTTTTTACGCAATTCAGTCACCGTTTCTTCCGGGTTCATTGCCAATATTTCTTCTAATGTCTTTGCCATATCGTTGTTGCTTTTAATATGCTATTCTGTTTAATCGTTCTAAATTTGCGGGTTTTCTGCCTTTCAAATGGTACTCAATGGCATATCCCAATAAATCAACATATTCATCATGTGCCTTTGCGGGGAAACCGCACACTTCATCCGTAAATTCCTCGTTCCATGCTCCTATGATAAGGAAAACGCGCCCACATTCGACAATAGGCGAGGCTGCATTAAGGCGTGTTTCTTTGCTGTCTGTGGGTGTAGGCGTTTTCGTAACATTCAATTTCGTATCAACTTTTAATTGGTCAATAACCGAAAGCCCGTTAGCCTTTGGCTCTATGCGTACCGTGCTTGATGATGAATAACCGTTTGCCTGTACATACGGGGTGATTGCTTTGATCAGGTCTGGAAATTTTAAATTCCATTTTCGCCCGTGTGTTATGTATAAGTCGTTTCCTATACGGCATGTCGAAATAATACCTGTTGGGTCATTTTCCTGTTTATCTGTATAGGCTGTATCGGCAAAAAAGACAATCGGCTCATTCCTATGCAGACGTTCAAAATCGGTTTTATGAATATATTGAAACCAATCTTTTTTAATGATGTTACCTCCTGCAGGTATAGGGTTTTGCTCAAATTGTCCCGAATAACCCCGCGAGCCTAAATCGGTTTTTTGTTCGTCCAGAATTTCTTGAGAAAGGCGCACAGGGTCGAGCAATCCATTGACATAGAATTTGCGTACTTCCGCAGGCTTTACATTGTCTGCAAGTTCGGCGGGTAGGCAAATATGTTTTATCTTTTCGCTTTTCTTTGAAAGCAGGTAACCCGTTACATCCATCTCGTGGAGACGCTGCATAATGGTTATGGTCGGAGTGTTTGCCTTATCAACCTTTCGGCTGGTAAGTGTTTTTGTGTGTTCGTTTGCTGTTTCGCGTTCAGTATCCGAAGCCGCTTGAGAGGGGTTAAGAGGGTCGTCATTGATGATCAAATGCCCGTGCTTGCCTGTGATAGTTCCCCCCGTTGATGTGGCGTATCTTGCGCCCGTAGCCGTATTTTCGTAGGATGATTTTGCGGATTTATCACGGCGCAAAACAACATTTGGGAATAAACGGCGGTATTTCTCCGATGTGATAATATCACGGCTTTTTACGGAATGTTCTATTGAAAGGTCAGCAGAATATGAATTAGTTATTATCCTCAATGTTGGGTCTTGCGTCCAAAGCCAAGCGGGGAACATGATTGTAACAACCGTTGATTTGGTAGTTCCCGGAGGAATGTTAATGATTAAGTCATAAGGTTTCTTTTGTCGATTTACAATATATGCCGACAGTTCCTGCAATTCCTTACACAAATAGGGTATGTGCCAATTATAAACGGGTTCTTCTGCTATAATCACGTCCCAAAATGTTTTAACAAAATAAAAGAGGGAACGCCTACACTCGTCCGCCACAACTTGCAACGATATTGCCTTGTAATATTCCTTCTCATTCTTTTTCATTTAATAAATTTTCCCCGACCTGTAAGAGAAGTTGCCTCTGCTCAGGCGTTAATTCGCTTAAATCAAAATCAGAGACTGTAATGTCTTGCTTTTCAGGGGCATATAAGCCAAGTAGTTTCCGCCGTTCAGTGAGTTGGGCGCGTATCTCAGACAGGTATAAAACATTACCAAGCTGTACTATTTCGGCTTCGTATTCTTCGCGTTTAACTGTTCTCAGACCATTATCGGTGGGTTGTCGGTTTTGTCCTGACATTGGTCTGCCTTCACGTTTACTCGAAATTTTCGTATAATTCTGTTTAGATTTTTCCCACTGCCCCCAAAGCTCGCGCACAGCGTCATCAATGCGCTCTAATTCAAGTTGTACGGCTTGTGCTGTGTCCTCAATGCGATTTTCGCGCCATTCGGTAAGCAGGCTTTGAATGTCCTTTTGTACGGTAAATAATGAATAACTTTTAAGTCCAAGCCTCTGCATAACTTCCGATTGTATTTTTCGGAAGCTGTAACCACGCTTGTACAATTCTGCCACAATTTCCAACCGTGCAACTTTTACCTGATTCCGTCGTTTTTGCTGTGCTGTGCTCATAAGTTTTTTGTGAGTTCGATAAATCGTTCGTAGTATTTTAAATTGCAGCTTGATAGCTCTATATAACTCTTTTTTGATTCGGGGAACGTATGGACAGCAAAATGACTTTCGCCAAGCAACCATAATGCTGTGTATCCTTGAGGTTCGAAGTTGTATTCTAAAACATTAAGGACATTAAAACCGCTTTTTACGAGCGCATATTGAAAGAAATACTTAATATTACTCGGAGTTGTTTCCCAAATCCAAGTGGAATAATTCCAAATCTTCGCTTGCATATTCTATTTTTTTGAATGTTTTTTTGATTTCTTTTGAATTTCCCTTGTAAAACACAAGTATATTTTGGTGCATTTTTGCTACTTTTCTTACTTCCATGTATCCTGATGCCCTTAATGCCGTACTCGCCCCCGTTTCAATGAGGATTAGCTCATTGTACAGAAAAACGCCGTTTTGCTTGAATATCCGTTTTACATCATCAATAAAATTGTAATAAAACCCTGTTTTTTTATTCCTGATGTCTCCAACAACAACTACGGCAAAACGGTTATCCTTCAAGCATGAGATCGCCCCTTTAAAAGCATTCTCAATTATTACTATAAAATCCTCATAGCTTTTTTGGTCGCTGGCATCTTTACCATGGTCGGAGTATTTTTCAAGGTCATAATAAGGCGGACAACTAAAAAATAAGTCTTGGCTGTTTGCTTTGATGTGCTTGGTTACATTCTGCCCATCATCAGGTATGTACTTAGCCGTCATTCCTGAAACCCGCTCGTTGTTTAGTTGTGCCTGTTCTTCCCTTAACTCTATTCCTGTAAATTCATTGCCCAGATACGCTGATACATAACCAAATATGGTGTCGCCCGCAAAGCAGTCAAAAGTCTTGCAGTTATCCAATCCAAACCATCGACAGACAACTTCAGCCATAACGGGGTCTAATAAAGAAACGCCCTGCGATAATACCTTTGAGGCTTCCTTGTCTTTAACTTCCTGTGGCACATATTTGTCGAGATACTCTCTGAAACCTATACCCAGGCTTTCCCTGTGTTCGCGTGTCTTTTGGTACAAGTCCTTGTATTTTATTTCAGGGGATTGAATGAGTGTATCGTTTCGGCTTTCGCCCATATCTCCGATAATTTCCCGCCATGCTTTTTTACGTTCCTGCCAATAGCCTTTCCGACTGTCAAGAATGGAAAACGGCGGAACAACAAACCGCTCTGTCAGGGATGCCCCCACAGGCTTACTGTTCTGTGATGCCCCGTTACCGTCATCATCAGAACTATCATCTTGCCAAACATCCACACCCCAATCATCCAAATCCTCCGAATTCCATTCGTTTGCCAGCATATCGTAATCCCAATCACCGAAACCGACGTTATCCTTGATTATAAACTCCCTCTGTTCTTGTTCCGACAATTCCGACGCCTTGATAATGATAGCAGTAGGGTTTTTAAGCCATTTTTCCCAATCATCGAGCAGCGTACTTTTCTCAGCGTCTGTTTTTTTATTATAATCCCTTATTTCTTCCAAACGTGCTCGTATTTCGTCTATTGATAAGCCTGCGATGAATGATAATGCCCGATACCGCATATTACCGCCAAGCGACCCAAATGTGTTATCAACGACAATAGGGCGTATTTCGAGCATTTTCGGAAAAACAAGGATAGAGTTTACCAATTTTGCAAACCTATCATCACTGATTTGTCGCGGATTAGCTGCGTTTGTTTTTATTTGGGAAAGTTTTACGACCTCTGTTTTCATTTGAATAATGATTTTATAATTTCGTAATTCAATTTCGTAATTGACCTTAATTTATAGATTTGCTGATGGGCACAGGGTTTTAGCTTTTCTTTAGCTTCCGAAAGCCCTTTAATTCCCAAAGAAGCGCCTAAATTTGCATATACGCCGTTCATGTTTGGATTATAGCCTATTTCGCAATCAAGCCTATGAATGCAGGCATTAACATCATTTATCGTGCTGTCATACTTGCGCATACCCATAACGAATATATAGTGCCTGCTTGTTATTTTCTCAACAACTGAAAAAACCTCCAAAACATCGCCTATATAGACACTGTGTATTGTCATGCGGTCATTCTTAATATGGCTTATCCGTTTCCATTCTTGAAGTTGCGAGCATTTCTTTTTGGAATTTAATGAGTTAAGCGTTTTGTTTCGCTTGTCCCACTTTTTTACAAGGCTTTCAATATCCTTGCTAAACCCTAATAAATGAAAGTATCCATCCAGCTTCATAACACGATTTGCTGCCCGCCTAAAGGAATGAAATTTTCCCCCTTTACACTCGTAACATTCTTTCACATTGTAGAGGTATTCAATATTTCCTCGTATTTGTTCTATCATGTTCTTAGGAATGTTATACATGCGTATATCTTCAGCTCCTAATTTGATAGTTATACCATTCTTGTTGCATAACTTCATAATAATCAACTCATCCGATTTATTTCCTTGCAAGGAAATAGGCGCTATCTGCATTATGACAGAATTGTTGCCCATGATTGTACTCCGCTTGAAAATAGCAAGCGTATTGCGTCCGTGGTTAATGAAAATTTTATAATAGAAGCCAGATTCTGCTATCATTTGCGTTACACTCTGGTAAAAAACAGGATAGAGATAATGTTTCGCTCGTTGTTCGTAATACGGTGCAAAAATCTCGTAACATTTATCAGTTACCCTGTCTAATCCTTTAAGTAAATCGTAAATCATAAATTTGCTTACAAAGATAGCAAAAAATGCTTATACAGTAAGCACTTTTTAAAAGTAAAAAATAGTTTTCAAGCCGAAACAGCCTGTTTTATCAGTTCTAACGTCTTTGATTTGCACAAGTCTTCCGGCGTTACCCTGAATACTCTCCAACCGAGAAGCGTAGCTGTGTTGTACTTTTCAATATCGCCGATAAACCCCTTTGGGCGGGTATGTCGTCCGCCTGTCCAAACGCCCCCCTCAACCTCAATAGCTATTTTGTAATCAGGAATAGCGTAATCAAAGCGCCATTTGCGGGTGGAGTGAAATTGATGCTCCTTTACAACCTCAACGCCTATGTCTGTTTTGCAAATAATTGTAAATATGTCTCTTGCTTTCATTTTAAATATTTTAAAAAAGTGATGAATGAGAAATCTAACCTATTATGAAAAAATTATAAACGTAACGTCAAAGAGCGTTCATTCATCACTTTGTTTTTTTTTTTATTTTAAATATTTGATAATGTCCTCTTTGGTTTTGTATATTTTATCTTCATCTCTCCAACAGCCTCCTATCAAGTAATGAATTAACATAATGTCATTCTTTACTACAATTTCTATCTTAATTATTTTACCTGTTCTTATCTGGTCATATTGGATAAAATATACACTATCCTCAACGTTAAATTTTGTTTCTATTTTCATGATTATTTTGTGTTTAATTGAAAAAATTTGCAAGCCGTATCCGTAACTTTGATTGTCTTGTAGCCTGCGTTATTGCGTCCTTTCTTAAACTCGCAGCACTGTAAAACCTTGCGCGAAAACTCATTGAGCTGTACGGCAAATCTATGTGCACACTCCCTGCATGTTTCAGTTTTAGCAGTAATCGGGGGCAACTCAAATAATTGCGCCTGTGTGTCGTCTGCAATGGCTTTTCCTTTAAATGGTTTCATAGCTCTTCTATTTTTGGTTGTTCTGCTTCTACTATATCTCCTCTCACATCACTATAACTATTTGTATAGTCTTTGCCTCTTACTGCTTCATAGCAATTATACCGTTGCTCTGCACTAAATCTTGTCTCAAAGTTTGACAGGGCTTTAGGAAATAAGTCATAACACGCCCATAACTCTTTTAATTCATCATCATAAAAGTCAGGTGCTTCATTTATTGCCGTCGTCCATTTATTAAGATAATCAGGCAAAAACTTTTCTAAAAATTCTTTTAGTTCCATAGTTCTATTGCTTATCTGTTAATTCGAATTTATATACCCATGTGTAGGGGTTTGATTCCCAAATGCCTATACCGTTAATTTTATCTATCAAAGCGGCGTAGGCTTCGCGGGGAGTGTTATATTGAACTATTAGAGTTCCGTTCGGCTTATTGGAAATGTTTAATCTATTTTCATAAACATATCCAACATCTTCACAAATGCAGTCAGCTTCTATTATCCCCTCTTTTAAGCAATCTTCATCACTTATATCCTGCAACCTTTCACATCTCACGTCGGTTATTTTGAT